ACTCTGTACACTTGCCCTACGGCTACTACGGCTATTGTTAAGTCAATATTGGTTTCAGAGGATTCCGGTAACGCCGACACGATTACAGTAACACTTACCGATTCTGCCAGTGCAGTGTTTAGTTTATTCAAAACCAAAGCCGTTAGTGCCAATACTACTGTTGAGCTATTAACAGCACCGCTAGTCGTAGAAGAGTCTGAAGTTTTAAAAGTCACCGCTGCTACTGCCAACCGTTTGCACGTAACTGCAAGTCTTTTAGAGGTTAGCTAGTGAACGCAAGGCCAAGCGTAAGTGAAATAGATAAACTTCTTATGAAGTATCTACAAAATCCCCCTGTACGCCGATTCCAAAGCGGGGGTATGTCTGAAAACCCTGAAGCAGATTACTACGGTGGTGAAGACGAAGACCCATCTGGGCCACCAAAAACACAACCTGATTTAGGTAGAAGACGTAATCCTTATACAGGAACTATGCAAAAAAATATGGCTTACCTTGGTATGTTAGCAAAGACTATGAAAGCTTTGGGTATGGTCAAACAGGCTGCAAATATCTGGAATCAACCGGGGCCAGATACAGTCATAATGAATTATGACGGAAGTGAAGAGGGGGATATAGCTAAAACTGCTACAGAAGCAGCGACTAAAGCTATGGCTATAGCAGGTAATCTAGGAATAAATTTAGGTGCGTTAGAAAGTGTTGCAGATGCTATGACTGTAACAGTTGCTGAAACTATTGCTGTTATGAAAGCACAAGGAGCATACGATGTAGCGGCTACCACGGCAGCAAATGTAGCAGCACAAAAGGGATCTCTAGCATCCAGAATAGGTATGCCTAATCCTATAGTGTTAGCTCTTACTTATCTTGGAGGTAAAGTAGTAGAACAATTTTTACCAGATCAAACCCCATTTATATTTCAAAAATTAGATTTCATGCAAGGAAGAGGGGGAGATAACGAGGCAACTTATAATAAATTAATGGAAGCTGGGTTTAGTGGTGAAGACAGTTTATTTGATATATTTAAAGATTTAGTAAGAACCCCTCAAGACTACTACGAATTTAGAGATAAATACTTTGTAGGTAATTTTGAAACAGATACTTTTAGAAAAGATCTTGGGCTTACTGACGATACTTTTTTCCCACTAGAAGAACCTGAACACGTAATGTTGGGTGACCTTAAAATATATGAAACAGGTAACGAAGAAGTAGATTTAGCAACAAAAGAACTTGCAGATCAGTTTAATGAGTATAAAGACGAAGGGTATTCTGAGTTACGGATATTAGAAGAGCTACGAATAGAACTCGATCCTGAAGAAATGAGGTGGTTTCAAGAATCTGATTTGGCTGCATTAGCAGAAGCTAGAGCCGCAGGTGACGACGAAGCCTATATGCGTCTACTGGGAGGGATGAGTACCGCAGTGGGCGAGTTAGCAGACCAACGAGCTTATGAAGAAGCCGCAGGTATACTGACCGAGCAAGAAGCCAATGAGCTGTTACGTAAGCAGTACCCAGATGGGTATACGCAAGAACAAGTTGATGCCCTACGATATGCAAATGTAGACGAAAGTGTTAACCGAGACGACTACAACCAATACGAAACTGCTAAAGAACAAGTACTAAGTCAGGATAAAGACCCTGTAATTACTATAGAAGGCGACACACGCCCACCTCAAACTGATGTAGAAGCTCCCCCTTTAGACGATGATGAAGTGGACGTTGTTACAGGGGATGATGATCCTGATAACACAGTAGAGCCTGATGTAGATTTTACGCCTGTAACACCGCCAGAAGAAGACGATGAGGAAGAAGGCGGTGGTGGAGGAGGGGCTGAAGAAGCTGAAGAAGAGGAAAAAGCTGAAGAAGAAGCTGAAGAAACTAAAGAACCAGTAGAAAATGTAGTTCGTGAATCTTACGAAAAATGGCGAGAATACGCTAAAGAAGAAGCAAAGAAAAAAGAAGAAGCTGATGCAAAAGCCAAAGCGGAAGCAGAGGCTGAACGTAAACGAGTAAAAGGGTACGAAGACCTTAATGCTACTGGTAAAGCTATTTATGATTTAGCAGAAGAAATGGGAGAACCATTAACTGTTGAAGAAATTTTAGGTACTTATTTTTATCCTGATTCATACTTTGACGACTTTCGTGCAGGTAGACCTATTGGTAGCAGAATTAATAATTTTTATCGTTCTTACGGTAATTGGCGTAGAAACCAACCTCAAGAAGTATCAGAAAAATGGATATATTTAGGTGACCGTCGATGGATTCGTGCTAAAGACAGAGAAGCTTATTTAGCTACAGGACTTGGTATAAGGATGGCAAGTGAGGATACTTATGATCCTGACTTAGAACCCGGAGTATATGGTGTAACTTGGAATTTAAGGGAAGAGGCAGACCCTGTAGACCCTAACGAAGAAAAAAATACAGTGCCTTGGGATGCTTCAGATTCAAACTTTGAAGCTACTCCATCAACTGAAAGCACAGAAGAAGAATGGGCTTTTATTACAGGGTTTGATACTGATACTACAGATACCACTGATACTACAGATACTACAGATACTACAGATACCACTGATACTACAGATACTACAGATACTACAGATACTACAGATACTACAGATACTACAGATACTACAGATACTACAGATACAACCACTGAAACAGAAACAGAAACAGATACTACTGGTGAAGGTACTGGAGACGCTACTACTGAAGGCGGTACTGAAACAGGGGGTGGTGAAGGTGGAGAAGGTACAGGAGAAGGCACTGGCACAGGGGAAGGCACTGGCGAAGGTACAGGGACGGGTACAGGTACAGGGGACGGAAGCGGTGATGGCAGTGGTAAAGGGTCAGGGATGGGTATGGGGCTTTTGCAGTTGTTGTCAGCCCCCGATGCGTTAGGGCAACGAGTTGATGTAAAACCGCCAGACCCAGCAAAAATAGACTATTTCTATGATTTTGATAGTATATTTGCTACCCCTAGACAAGCTTCGTTGTTTCCTTCGCCGTATGCTAAGATACAACAACCGAGGCAAACACCGTCAGGATTTGGAGGGTCATTGGGGCTAGGTAATATTTTTGCTCCACCTGCGAATAATCCACAACAACCTGTTAGACGAGCAAAAGGTGGGTTAATAGATACGACAACTAATGATTTGTTAAGAATTGTTGGAGGTAAATAGTAATGTCATGGTGGGATAATTTAATAGACGGTGTTATGGATGCTGGCGGAGATCTATTTGAATCAGGAATAGATTTTTTTACTAGTCCTAAAGGTTTAGCTTACTTAGGTGGTATGGGCCTTAGTATGAGTAATTTTGGAGAAACTAAAATACCTCAAACAGGCTATCAAGGCGGTATACCTGACTATCAAGTTGTTAGAGAACGTGTCCCCATGCAATACGATCCTAATAGAAGGCCCGGAAGTATGGGCCAGCGTTATTTTTCAGATGCTATTTTTGCTCAAGCCCCTAAAGGTAGAAAGCCTATGACTGTAGAAGAGGCTAAAGCCAAAGCAGCGCAACAGTTAGCAGGTTTAGCTTCTTTAAATACAGGTAATAGAGAGGCTACACGCCGCCCTGTATACGCTACTAATACTATGGCTTCTTCTAACCCCGCTTCTGCTGTAATCAATACCATGCCTGTTGATACTGGTGAAGAAGATGAAATACAGACTACGGGTAATCGAACAGGTGGTGTTGCAAATATGTACGGAGGAGGCATAACTTCTTTAAATAAAGGCCGATATCTTGGTGGTATGACCGATGGTATGGCTGATAAAGTTCCTGCTAGTATTAATGGAACCCAACCTGCCGCATTAAGTGACGGAGAGTTTGTTATACCTGCTGATGTGGTAAGTCATTTGGGTAATGGTAATTCTAATGCAGGGGCTAAACAATTAGATCAAATGATGTCTCGTGTACGTAAAAAACGTACAGGCAATGCTAAACAAGGCAAACAAATTAAACCTAATAACTTTTTACCCGCGTGAGGTAGATTATGAGTAATGGCACAAACGTACCTACAGATCCGGTAGCTGGAAAAGCAACGGGTAGTGAGTCCTCCCTTTCTAATTGGGCTGGCCCTTATGTTACCGATATGTTGGGTAAAGGAGCGGCAGCAGCAGATATGCCATATCAGGCATACCAAGGGCCACTTACTGCTGGTACTTCTGCATTACAAGACACGGCTTTCCAAGGTATTGGAAGTTTAGCTGTACCTACTGGAGCTATGGGTGCTTTTGATGCTACTGCGGCACAAAATTACATGAATCCCTACTTACAAGCTGCTTTACAGCCACAATTAGCTGAAATGAGAAGGCAGTCAGAAATCAGTGGTTTAGCTGATACAGCTAGGTTAACCAAGGCAGGAGCTTACGGTGGTACTCGCCAAGCCGTTATGGATGCAGAAAGAGATCGTGCGCTACAGGCTAATATTGGAGCAGCAGCAGGTGCAGGGTATGCAAAAGCATTTGATAAAGCGGCTGATCTATTTGGTAGAGATAGAGGGTATGGGCTTCAAGCATTAGCTGCACAACAAGCAGCGGGTAGAGAAGAACGCGCAATAGAACAAGAAGGTATATTAGCTGATCGTGCTCAGTTTGAAGAAGAAAGGGATTTTCCATACAAGCAAGCACAATATATGCAGTCGCTACTACAGGGTCTTCCCATTGCGGCTCAATCTGTATCTTACGCTCAACCTAGTAATTTAAGTAGGTTATTAAGTGAAAGCGGCGGTATTCTTAAGTTCCTTGAGTCATTAGGTCTTGGTGGGGGCACTCCTACTGAATATGGCTCTCAAGACGAAGCGGCGGCGGCTGAAGGTATCCCTACATCACAAGAAGAAAATGCTGCTTATGAGGCTACACAACAAGCCGAGGAGCAAACAGCATGATTCCTATAGATAGACAAGTACAACAGACTATGGGGGCTTTTAGAGGCCAACCTGACAAGCTTATGCAGCGTTATAAGCAGGGTAATAACTTAATAGACCTTCTTGCTTTACAACAAATGAAGTCCGATATGGATGCGGTTAAGCAACAGATGGTATTGTCCCAACAACAAATGCCGGGAACTATTAGAGAACAACGCGAGCAAGAAGTACTTGCTGGTTATAAAGAGAAAGCAGGGCGACAAGTCGGTGATGTTGCAAAAAATACGGCTGGGTTACTCGCCCAAAGGCAAGCCTCTGTTAACGCTAATATGCAGCGTCAAGGTATTATGCAGCAACCAACCAGAGCTGCTAGTAATGGCGGTCTAATGAAGATGGCTGGTGGCGGTATTGTTGGATTTTCTACGGGTGGTATTACTCAAGCAGATATAGATGCGTATAGGCAAAAATTGCGTGGCCGTAAACAGCGAGGCCCACAACGCAATTTAACTGATGCTCAAATTATAGAAATGATAAAAAGAGACCGAAGTAGAGCACAAATGTCTATGCCTATGAACCAAAGGCAATCGGCAGGGTTTAAAAAAATAGGTCAAACTACACCTGCTGTCCCTTCAGTTGCTCAACCTCAAGTAACTTCACCTGCTGAAGTAGTGCCTGTAGAGCAAACAGATTATGTAAAAGAAAAAGTTGAAACTGTAGCTAGTGCTTTAAATAAACCGGCTGCTGAAGTAACCGCAAAAGATATTGCTGAAAAAGCAGAAACTTTAGGGTATGAACAAGAAGAACTCCCTAAACCTCCTGCTGAAGATCCTAACGCTGGTAAGAGTGAAGGATTAGGGTCGCTTAAACCCCCAATACCCGCAAAAGAAAGGTTTGATTCTGAAGCAGTAAAAACAAGAGTAAACCCAATATTAGACGAATTTGGGTTAGGCGGAGTAGGAAGTAAGACGTTTACTGATGTACGTGATGAAGCTAGAGCAGACTCTGATACATATTTAGATAGAGCGGGCGCAAAACAAATAAGAGAAACGCAACTTAACGAACTTGAAGAGCTTAGACAAAAACAATTAGATCCTGAAACTTTAAAAAGAGATAACATATTACGAGGGTTAATAGCAGCGTCAGGAGGCGGTAATTTTGCTGCGGTTGGGCAAGGTATATTTAATGCTGAAGATGTTCAAGCTTTACAAGAACGAAACTTCTTAAAAGAAAAATTTGGTATACAGGATAATCTTTTAGATACAGATTTAGAAATAGGCGTAAAAGGTATTGATTCTGGTAACCAAGCTGTAGATATATTAAGTAAGCAACAACAAGCCGCAGCAAAAATAGTATCGGATTTTAGTGTTGAAGAACTAAAAGATATGAGAGAACGGTCTAGGCAAAAATTTGAATCAGGTCAAAACGAAATTGCTAATAGGCTTAAAGAAAAAGAAATAAATGCACTTGAAGAATACAGAAAGGCAGTTACAGATAACCAAAAACTACAAGTATTATTAGATCAAACAGGAGAAATATCTACAACGATATCTACAGCCATAGAGATGGACGATCAACTTTCTGCTTTAAAACAAGAAATAAAAGACAACCCTGACGATCAATCTCTTAAAGATGAATATGAACTTTTATTAAAACAAAAACAAATTGAAGTATTTGATATGCTTAATATGGCAGGTCTTTTTGATCTTGTAGAACGAATAAAAACTGATCTAGGATATGCCGCGGGTTCAACAGGTGCTAGTGGGTTTGGCCCCATAACACGACAACCGTAAGACACTATTATGCCTACATATTCTGTTGCTGGGCCAGATGGAAACACATATAGCATAGAAGGGCCAGAGGGTGCTACTCGTGAACAAGTAATTGGCGAAGTAATAAGGCAGTTACGAGAACAAGAACGAGAAGAAGCAAGTAAGCAACGACAAGAACGATTAGCTGATATTAGAGAAAGTAGGCGAGGTTCTGTATCTCGCGGTCTTGATATTGGTACAGACCTCATTGCACAAGCTACAGGATCAAGCTTAGAAGGCATTGGTAGTCTTTTAGGGCTTGAAGGGCTTGAAGAATACGGTGCTGAAGTCGCACTAGAAAACGAAGCTGATATCCAACGTAAGTCACGTTACCAAACCCGTTTTGATGATATTGAAGGTGTAGGAGACTTTGGTTCTTACTTAGGTGGTATCGCTGCGGAAAGTGCTCCTCAAATGGGTGCTGGTCTAGCAGGTGCTGCGATAGGTACAGGAATACTTCCCGGTCTCGGTACGGTAGTAGGTGGTATAGCTGGTGCTACGCTTGCTAATCTTCCTTTCTTTTATGGTATGAATCGTGAACGACAGAAAGAAGCTATAGACCAAGGGATTAAAACAGAAGTAGATGAAGGAGCTGCTTTTCTAACTGCCTTACCACAAGCTTTACTCGACGGTATTGTAGATAAGTTATTACTAGGAGCAGGAAGCGGTTTTGGGTTTACCGAAAAAGCTATTCGTAGTGGAGGGTTATTTACCAGAGGTGCTAAGGGTATAGGCACAGGTGTAATTACTGAAGCTCCTACTGAAGTAGGCCAACAAATGTTAGAGCGTGCCCAAGCTGGGTTATCGTTAGACAGTGATGAAGCAATAGCAGAGTACAGAGAAGCCGCGATTGCAGGTGGTTTATTAGGTGGTGCAGTTAGTGGAACGATTAATGTTGGTAGAGGAAGAATCCAACAAGAAGATACGAATGTTATAGACAAAGACGGAGAAGATGCTACACCTATACCCAGAGAGACAGCACCTGTAGGAGCAGCAGGGTTAGGTGCGCTGGTAGATACACAAACAACTGATGCACTAAGTATATTAGCTGAAGAACAAGGTGGCCTTACCGATGCGGATGTAGCCGAGGCTAGAGAACAATTAGATACAGTTAGTCAGGTACAAACTACTGATGATGCTTTATTTGATATGTTATCAGGAGGTATAGGAGCACAGTTAGAAACAGGAGTAGAAACAGGAGTAGAACCAGAAGCAGCGGCAGAAACCCGCGGTGCTACTAAAACTACAGACGTTGAACTTACAGATGATGCAATAGCTAAACTATTAAGAGAAGCGGGTAGAGCAGAAGAAAAAACAGACAGAATAATAGATGCTGTTGCAGACGCAGAAGAAAAAGCTTTTGAACAAGACTATGGTACTACGGAAACCCGCGATGCTACTGATACTGGAGATGTTGTTACAGAAGCAGAAGAGCAAAGAATAAAAGAAAGAGCAAAAGTAGGCGGTGTTTCAGTAGCTGATATGGATGAATCGTTTCAAATGGAAGTGATTACTCCTTCAAACTATAAAGACTTACCTAAAAAAGACCAAGAGTATTGGGATGCAGAAGCAGAAAGGCGCGGTGCTACTGATACTGTAGACGACGCGGCAGTAGAAAGGCGAAAAGATCTAATTAATGAAGCTATAAGTAGTGTACCGGCCTTAACACAAAAGACTACAGATTCTGATAAGGCAGTATCACAAACAGAAAAGGCGGTATCGAAGCTAACGGAATCTCCTTTTATTCGCCAAGCTCTTACTATGAAAAAGTTAAAAGAAAGTATAGAAGAAGCAGGGTTGCCAGAACTAACAACCCAAGAGTCTAAAGAAGTACGAGCGCAAGTAGTGGCGGCGATAAAACAAGAGGATGCGGGTAAAACACCTAAAGTAGTTACTGAGAAAGAAACTACCGATGTAGAAACCGAAACAGAAGTAGAAGCCGAACCAGAAGATAGACTCGAAACTATTGCTGAAGCAGTCGATACAGTAAAAGAAGAAACGCAAGAACAAATAGAGGCAGTTAGTCAGGTAGAAGAACAAGCAATAGAAGACGCAGAAAAGCTAATAAAGACAAAAGGTTTTAGCGGCAGAAAAGCTGAAGACTTTACCGATGAAGAGGTTAGTACCTTTGCTACGGCAATACCCGCGTTGGAAAGAAGTAAGATGTCTATGCGGGAAAAAGCTAACTATATAGAGATTATTTCTGCTGGCGATCAAGCTGATTTTATTGCTAAAGAAGGGCGCGAACCGACCAACGAAGAAAGAAGTGAGATATTTAATCGAGCTAAAAAAGAAGTAAACGCAGAACAAAAATTAATTTCTACACGACTAGGTAAGCTCAAAAGAGCTACTAAGCCAGTACAAACTAAAGTTGAAGATAGAACCGCTGCCGTTGAAGCTGCAAAAGACGAAAAGCCCATAAGGGAAAGGCTTGATACTACGACTGAGGTTAAAGAAGCAGAGGTAGGTGTACTAGAAGCTAGAGAAGAAATAGAGAAAGGTGAAGTTGAAACTTTTGAAAAGAAGATAGAAAAATCAAAAAAGACAAGAACTACTTCTGAAAGAGAACAAGAAGAAATACAAAAATTAAATAAAGCAATAGACGAAAATTGGGAACAAACCCAACCTGAAGCGTATAAAGCCTTTGTAGACAGCGGCAAACAAAAAGTGGATGCTCCTAAGCTACCTCCAAACCTCAGTGACTCAGAAGCTGTAACAGAACTTTTCTTTGGAGAAGGGAAACTAACCGAACAAGAACAAGATGCGCTTACTTATCTAACCGCACACCCAACTTTAGAACGTAATCTATTTGATTTGGCTTATGATGTTGCGATAGATGCCCCTGAATATCGAGCATCAACAGGTTCTTCCGCTGCGGCAAAAGAATTTTTTGCTGGTAAAGGTGGCGTACACAAAGATAATGCTCTTGCTTGGGTTAGAGATAACCTATCTGCCGAAGCAAATATGTGGGTGTATAACGCAACGGAAAGTCAAATTGCTAAACTTGAGCGTAATCCACCACTTAGTGCAGATTATTACGACGTAAATCAAAAAGCATCTGCATCGCCTTTCGGCCTTGAGAAATCTGTTAACACGCCGCAAGTGTACGATGGTTATTTTAATGCAGCCGAAAACAAAGCAAAAATAAACTTAGCCAATAACCCTGAGTTTCTTGCGCTCTTAAATACATTACCTAAAAAAGAACAAGACAGAATAAAAGCGGAAATAAAACAGGATATAGAGAAAGCAAGAGAAGCAGAAAAACAAAGCCTAGCGTTACCCAAAGACTCTGAGCTTAACCTTGATGTACCTATGCACCCCATCGTTATGACTCAATTACGTAATGGTGACCTAGCGGGTGCGCTTCGATCTTTAACAACTACTTCATCTAACCCCCGTGTAAAAAGCATAGCTAAAAACCTAGCTAAAATAGTAGGTGAAACCAAACTAGAAACTTCTAAGAACTTAAAAGCTAAAGACGGTAGGGCGGCTAACGGTCTGTTTGACCCAGAGACCAATACAATAAAACTAGACGCTGATACAGGGTTAAACACGCATACTGTACTGCATGAGATGACTCACGCGGCTACTTCAGCACAGTTGGCAGATGGTAAGTCTGCGGCTGCTAAACAGCTTAAAAAGCTATTTAATGAAGTAAAAGACCAACTAGGCACTGCGTACGGTTCGCTTACTGTAGATGAGTTTGTAGCAGAAGCTTTTGGTAACCCTACGTTCCAACGAGAGTTAGCTTCAATAACTGTCCCTAATACCTTTAAGACAGCGTGGCATAGGTTCTCAACAATAGTATCTAACATACTAAACTTCTTAACAGGTCGCCCACGTATACCACTCGCAGGTAAAGGTACTACTGTAGATGCGTTTACTGACCGACTTACTACTGCACTGTTAGCACCAGCTCCTTCATCACGTTTCTCTGGTGAGTTATTGATGGCGTTTAAAGAAGGTAATGCTGCTAGTGCTGTAAGGAATTACGGAAGAAACGTCGTAGAAGCAGTAAAGAATATTGATAATAAAGTATTAGACGAAGGGGCTACAAGTTTACTAGGAGGAGCCAAAAAAGTAGCTAAAGTAATTGGTCTAGCCGCTCTTAATTCTCAGTCTTTAGCGGATGTATTAACAAAAACATTAGGTGTAAAAGGTGCTTATAAGGTACACCAACTAATAGAAAAACAAGCAGGGCTGATAGATGGGGAAAACAAGTTATTAGATGGCACTGCTAAACAGATAGAAGATTTCTTAAAAGCCAACCCAGACAAAAAAGAAACTTTCGATCAGCTTGTGGGTAAAAGCACGATAGAACAAGTCGATCCTTCCAAAACTAAAAGTGAAGCTGACGCAGCATACGATTCAGAAAAACTTGCTGTATGGAAGGGTATGCAGACGGATTGGAACTCTCTTGGAGCAGAAGGGCAAGCAGAATATGTTAGATTAAGAGATTCATATAAGCGACTGTTTGATAAACTTAAAGAAGCTTTAGCAGCTCGATTTGAAGTAATAGAGAAAGAAAACCCTAATAACGAAGCAGTTAAAGAATTAAAAAACACACTGTATCAACGGTTGATGGAAGCGGCTACGATTGAACCTTATTTCCCATTAACCCGCACAGGGGAATACTGGATACGGTATACAGCGACTCCAACTGATAGTAACGGTAATGCTATAGGGCCACCAGAAGTAACGGTAGAAGCACTTGATACAAAAGCTGCACGTACTAGGCGTATACGTTATCTAAAAAGCATTAGCCCGCAAGAAGATAACGCTCAAATAGCAGACATAAAGTTCTTTAATAATATAAGCAATATGGATTTTGATAACGTAGCTCCAACTTCTTTTGTATCCCAAATGCTACAAGTGTTGCAGAGTGCAGGAGTAGAAAAAGATGTTCAGCTACAAATAGCTAGAAACTTTATTGATGCTGTACCTGAGTCTTCTTTCCTTAAGTCTTTACATAAAAGAAAAGGAACCGCTGGATATAACGTAGATGCTATGGATGCGTACCGACAAAAAGCTTATAGCATAGCTAGACAAGCGGTAAATATAAAAGTAACGGAAGAGTTGTACTCTACTCGCGATGACATACGTAAAGCACTTACTAAGAAATTAGAAGCTATTGCAACACTTGAAAGCGATTTGGATGATGCAAAACGGCCCGCTGATGAAAACCGCACACCTAGCCAAAGGGCTAAAGAGATAGCGACTATAGAAAAGCAGATGGAAGAACTAGGTGCTAACAAATACATTAGTAGTGAAAATGTAGACGCTGCGGTAGCTGAAATAAACGCTCGTATTTTACAGGCAACTTCACCCGCAGATAATTGGGTAGAGACAGTAGCAAAAACAGCAAACCGTTTAGCGTTTTTAGGTACTATCGGGTTTAGCGCAGCCTCTACCATTGTCAATATGGGCCAAGTACCTATGGTGGTAGTTCCTTTCTTAGCAGGCAAAACTAATTTTACTACCGCAGGTAGAGCAGCTATGACAGGTATGAATCTGTTTGCAGGTAGTGGGCTTAGTAATAAGTTACCTGTTTTAGATAGTAATAATAAAGAAAAAGACATAGAAGTTAGAGGTATGCCGTCTATTGATAATTACTATACGGAAGATAATGACGGTAATTTGATACTACGCGACGACATAGAAGACGTTAAAAACTACTATGCCATGCCCATAGATGACAAAGGTAACACTAAGATGTTATCTAAAAAGGAACTCCTAACCATTCTTAAACCTTTAATAACAGAAGCGGGCGATAGATCTCTGCTTAATCGATCTCTAGCTGCGGATACGCTTGGTGTAGAACTGGCGGGTAAGAAGAGAGGAACTAAACTTAGAGAAGGATGGGATAAATTTAATTTATGGAGTGCCTTGCCTTTCCACACAGCAGAGCGCATGAACAGGCAAGTGTCTTTAGTTGGTAGTTACTTAAATGAAGTAGCTAGAATGAATATGAAGCCCAACAAAGCGAAAGGAGAAAATAACCTTACTGAACAACAGATATTCGAGACAGCGATAGAAACAGCCTTATATGACACACAGCAGACTAATGGCGGTGCTACATTAGCTACTTCACCTCGTATCGCGCAGAAGCATATAGGCCGCGTTGCTATGATGTTTAAGACGTACGGATTTACAATGTACTACCATCAGTTAAAGATGGCTCTCACTGCATTACAACAAGCAAAAGAAAATGGTTTAGACGACTACACCATACGCCAAGCGAGAAGGCAGTTAGTAGCAAGTTTAGGTGCTACAGCGGTGATGTCAGGACTGCAAGGACTTACTATAGTAGGAATATTTGAAGGACTAGCAAATCTTTTCCTAGATGATGAGGACGAAGATGCAGAGACTTATATCCGTAAGTTTCTTGGGGAACCCTTGTATAGCGGCGGTTTGCAGTATCTAACTATGTTTGCGGGTGATATTTTCGGGGCAGAGACAGAACTAGATATAGCCTCTCGTATAGGTCTTTCACACCTCATATTGGGTAATAACAAGTATGACTTTAATGAGTCTGCTAAAGAAGAATTTGTAAATATATTAGGTGGCCCCGCATTAAGTTACGGCTCATCAATCGCAAGAGGTGTAAATGATATATACAACGGAGAGATGCAAAGAGGTATAGAAAGTATAGTGCCTTCCGCCATCCGTAATGTATTAAAGACCTTTAGGTACTCTGACTTTGACGAAGGTACGGCCCGCACTCGACGCGGCGATCCTATAGTGGATGACTTAAACCCTGCACAGATGACCGCTCAGTTCTTAGGATTTGCTCCCGCAGAATACTCCAGAGCGCAAGAGATAAATCAAGACATCAAGCGTATAGACCGAGCAGTTAACCAAAAACGCACTAAGTTGATGAAAAAATACTACGTTGCTAAACGTATGGGGGACGCAGACGGTATAAGGGAAACGGCAGAAGAAATAAGAGAGTTTAACAAACGACATAGAAACAAAGGGCCAAAGGTTAGGATTAGCACAGAAAGTCTTATTAGATCTATGAGGATGCACGCAAAAACTTCATCCGAGATGCACAACGGTATTACGTTAAGTCCCAATATAAGAGAGTACTCTAAAGAATTAGCTGATGAATATGCTAGGTCAGGGCTTTTTTGAGATGACCCCTTACCGAATAACGGAACGATAAGGGGCCGAGTCTAGGGGAGTTTGTGCAATGAAAGTTATCCCATCACGTTAAAAATTCTATCACATAGTTCTCCAAAAACGCACGCCTAATTTACCTTTTTCTACACGAACTTCATGTTGCAAAGTCATGCCTTTGGTATGACCTACTTCTATAATTTCTCTTAAGACCTTATCAGTATTGATACAAGGGATGAACATAGAAGCCCCAACTACCATGTCCGTCCATTTAATAACTATCCGTATGCCATCAGGAGCAACGTCATCAATCTTCCGCATCAACGTCTACACTAGAACAGTCTACTGAGATCACATCGGTAGATGGCAACTGCATATGTGTGCCTTTACCTAAACGCATCTTGGTTCTTTTCGCGCCAAGCTTATCTGTTAAGTCTTGTAAGAAAGAAGCGTAGTTTATCTGTTGCGCTCCACACCAAGTCCGTAAGAACTTAGGCACTAAATAAGCACGTTTTGTGTCTGTCTCGTACCTAGCAACTAAAGCCCCTCTTGGCAAGGCATCGGGGACAATTAGTTGATTGAGTCCATTATTTTGAGCCTTTCGTAGATCATCGGTGCTTTTAATCTGTAATATATTGTTCCAGTTCTCGTTTATATAATCATTAAGCAACTGCTCTACAGACTCGTTCATATCGTTAGAGGCGTTCTTATTCTTCTTAAGTACTTCTAGTATCCACTTATAAACAGGCTTGGAGTCGTAGGGTAGTAGACCTATCTTATTGCATAGAATCAAAGCAGTTAGAGAACACGCAACTCCTGCTGACCAGAACCTGTTCTCCGCAGCCAGCCCTGCATCCTTATCTATGCGCTTCTGTACGTGTTCTAATATCCCTTTTATCTCTTCCAAGTTGTTAATAACGCACTGTACGAACGGTATACCCGCGTGTCCCCAATGGTTAAATATCTCTTTGCTGAACTTATCTGTCCTTTCTTTGTCAGAAGGAGACTTAAACATCTTATCTACTTTGTACTCTAATATACGCTGTGCTTCTGCCTTGGGCGCATTTTTGTACATCCCTATACGTTCGATAATACTTACGTTACCTGTAGACACAGAGGTAAAGCTCCATGAAAGACCGTTGTATCGCTCTACGTTAGCACTGCCTGTAAGTCGTCTACGCTGCCTACCACTAACATACTGGTAAGCTAAGTTACTTAAATCTTTAGGACTGAGGTTAGTAATCTCATCTAAGAAAAAAGGTAAGCTATGATAGATCTCACCCCGATTCATCTTAGTGTTTAAGGTATCTTCTTTCTCCATCAACAGTTCTTTGGGGTTACCCCACGGAGTCAACGCTGCATACAGTGCTGTTGTTTTACCGTACCCTGTGTCCTTACTGTGAATGTGTAAAGAGGCGCACGCTACTGGCATGAGTTCCATAAGAATAGAACCAAAAGAAGCCCCAACAACATATTGATAAGTCTCTTGTCCTTCTTCATTAAAAAACCCCATCATCTCTTTCCAGCCTTCTAATGTACCTTTCGGTTCAAACGCGTGGAATAGCCCTGCTGTATTGGCAGAGGGCGGGTTAAATGCTATACGATCCCCAAATATCTCCATATTCCCTAGTATAAAAGACTTCATCTCTTCACTAGTCCAACCAAACTGTCGGTGCGCTTCATCAGCCGTAGCACTGGCTTGTAGCTCGTTCACCCACGTAGTTGTGTATTGCATAAGTTCGTCCATCCTACTAACAGCTACGCCCTGCATAGACATATGTTTACGAAACTCCTCCTTAGAGGTAGCCGCAGTAAGAGGCACTGTAAATTCCCTTACTCCGTCTTTGGGCAGGTGAAGCCGCATAACAATAGCTTCACCCATCTCTGCATCGCGTATACGTTTAACTACATACAGGTCATTATGATATACCATCTTCTCTTCTATCTCTCCATCAGCACTACTGGAGCGAATGTATATACCCCCCTGCGCCCCTCTAAAATAAGGGCGGGGGTAGTCAGGTATGGTATAAACTTGAACTGGATTATTAGGTCTATCTGCCGAAGGAGCCTCAACTACGTTATCTCCTTCCTGTGCTTCTTTTATAGTTTTACCTAACACTATAGGAGATTTTATCTTCCCCCAATGTTTACATTCAGTACATACGTTAGGGTTAAACTCATCAAACTTATCGCATAGATACGGGCCTTTTATACCCTGTACCTTCTCAACAGTTTCTTCTTCGGAAAACTCTGGATGCCGTTTAGATATGTTAAATATAGCCTTATCAGAATCGACGCAAAACTTAGCTATAGACAAACCCGCCCGCCACATAGGTTCGGTACATTCTTCTTGATTTCCAATTATCGCTGCTAGTTGAGCGCATCCATTGCCTTCTTCTGTCTTAACTAGGATGTCTCTAAATTTAGTTTCCATGTTTCCCATCAAGGCATCCATCATTGCGCTTGAGGGGGCAGGGGTAAACTTCTTAGGCACTGGTATCGCTTCACCGCCAAGTATTTCCGCGAACTCTTCAAAGTCTACTAATTCAGGTACTTCTACGCCCATAGGAAGCACTGGAAGAGGCGGATCTCCTTTGTGGTTATGGGTGTACGGGATACGAAGTACTCGCGCCGCATCAGCAGTTACCGCTGGATCTGGTAAGAACTTATGGAGACCACAGTAACGCTTCAGTTGTTCCGCTACAGGTAACCACTTCTCATACGATACTGCTTCTGATAAAGCCCAATAAACGTGTATGCCCCTACCAGAACTAATGATAAGAGGTTTAGGTAGCCCCACTTCTTTAGCGAAACTACGTAATGCGTGTATCCCTTCGGTCTGGTTTACATATTCTTTACTAGGGCCACAATCAATATCAAGGAAAAATGACTTTAACTCTTTAACATTAAGTGTTTTACGAGACCCTGCTTCTTTGAAGGTTCCCAACGCGAAGTACGTATCGAACCCTTCTTGATCTAAATTTGTTGCTGTGTGTATTAAGTCTTCTAGTGATGTATAAAATTTCTGTGTTCTTTTTTCTTCTGCAAGCTTTGAAGCGAAGAGGCAGTAATGACCATCCCCGCTAAGCACCCTCTGTAGAAATGTTTTTGAATCCATACCCTTTTACCCATTTTACCCAATGTGGAGAGACACTACGGCAAGGCGAAGAACTCACCAAACCCACCTTTTCGACCCTGCCGAGGTCTAGCCGTAGTGAAAACTATGAGGAGTTAGTCGTCCCACTCAGAGAGAACGTCAGCTATTTCAGACTTCTCTTCTTTAGGAGCCGCTGATTTTTTAGACATCTTCTTGGGTTCTTCAACCTCAAAAGTATCGTCTTCCTCGGAAGCAGTATCGGCAACAACTTCTTCAAATGGATTATCATCTGAAGAGTCATCGGATGTAAAGCCATCAACTGCTTTAAATGGAGAGTTGACACTTCTTGGAACATATTGGACAACTTGCACTGCTTTTAAACGCAGAGAAACGCCTGTTCTATCTTTATCGATAGAGTACGGTACAAAAACAACCGCTACGTTTACCGTACTACCTGTAGTAAGCTCGAAAGTCTCATCTAGCTGCTTATTCTTCGCATCAAACTGAGCAGGTGCAGGTGTGGGGTTGCCGTTGTAGGCCGCAGCAAGCTTAGACTTAAAAGTGAAAGTGCCGCCATCTTCCTTCTTGAAAGGGTTCTTGATCTTCTCAGGCCAAGAGTCTTCTTTCTGACTAGCATATGCGCTAGACATAGCCTTCCAAAGATCCTGTGCTTGACCTTTGTTCATACGAAAATCTATTTCGTACTTCGCTTGGTCGTCGGTAGCATCGCATGGGACACTACGCTTTTCCTTATTATCAAACCGATAAGGGCGGTTTATCTTAGGCCACAAAGCCTCTACATCTTCCACGATGTACTGTAGGTTTTGGTTCTTATCCATTGCGTTCTCCTAAACGTCTTACTGTAAACTTACTGAATGGAATGAATGTATCAACGAAGCTATCGAAGATAACTTGTATGATCGAACCCCTCTACCTCTTTAAACGGAGATACAACTTTGTCTCCCCCTCTGACTAAGGTTATAGCCTGTAAGGTGTCGGGATGTGATTCCAATTCAGCCACTTTATTCAACTCCTCTTCGTCTAGCACACGCATCGGACGAAATCGAAGCCTTGGTATGTAACCGTCCTTTTCAAAACCCATTCTGGTTACAACCGTTATCGCAGAGGTATTGTATTCATTTAGATGCCTAGCATAGTTCTGCATCGACATCCATCCGCTACCCGCAGGGCCAAATAGGCTAGTGGCAGGTAGTTGAATCTGAAATACCTCTTCCAAGTTATCCTCTAATACGACTGCAATACGCTGTGAATATTTACACGCTCTTGCATTGTTACCCCCAGATCCTTTTATATTCTGTGGACAATCGATACAACGAGTCGCCTGTCTATGCACGCTAGGTACATCTGGGTCAGGTCTTTGTGTATCGGATGACCAACAAACAGGTGCTGTTGGCTTACTAGGATCGTATTGGTTTGCATAATATATTCTGGAGACTCTACCCGCGTTTACGATCACCGCATCTAAAGTATCAGAATCAAATATATGCGTTTCAGTCCCGTCGATAACTTTACGGAACTTGCCTTCCCTTAATGAAATACGAGCAGTCATTAGAAATCTTTATCCAAGTCTTCTAATACTTCTTGTGGATCTATTTCCTCAACTACCTGTTCTCTTTTCTTCTCCCGCCAGTACGTTTCTTTAGCTTCTTGCTCCATATCCCTACGCTTTTGTATAGCTGCATACCGCTCGTTTTCTTCCTCTTGCGTAAGCTGCCTTCTTGGTTTTGCTTTCGGCTGTTCGCCTAGCAGTGCATCCGATATGAGGTTCAATTCAAACCTAAAGGTCTTACCGACTTTAATGTAAGTATGTTCAGGTATGCTACCGTTTCGTATCCATGCTCTTACGGTGGATTCAGATACTTTAAAATGCTCTGCCACCTTCCTTATTTCAACAAATTCTCGTTCTTCAGACATTATGCCCCCTTGGCTTTTCGCACGCCTATCGTGTATTCAGAGTTAGACTGAACACCATCGATGGTTGCTTCTGGATTATCTTCAAAGAACTGTTCTAAGTTGTTCTGGTGAATACGTGCTTGTAGTAATTCAGGGTTGCCTGTTTCCTTAATAAAGTCATAGACCTTACCCCAATCGCTAACAAAGTAATTCTTTTTCACTGAACGATAGAAAGTCCCTGCCTCCGTCTTAACGCTCTTAGCCCCTGTTTCATTGCAATGGTCAAGAAAAGCCTTCTTTATAACGTCCTGTTGACGTTCAAGTTTTCCGTCTTCTTCTTCCCATTCCTTTTTGAGCTTCGCTCGTTCGGCGCGTATCTTGATGAAGACTTCAGTAGCCTTCGATAGATAGTTAGTATCTCGCACACAAATCTCCGTACTTTGTGGTTGGAAACCGAGTATAGTGGTATCCAATATGTTATACAAGTATTTCTTTGTATAAATCTATCATTTTTGTGTGTACGTCTATTCTATTATCAAGTAATGAGTATACGCGTTTTTCTATGGAAGATCCTTCTAGCTGTACCACGGTGCATTTATGGTCTTGCCCTGCTCTATGTACCCTAGCGTTAGCTTGAGCATAAGTTTCTAAAGAACTAGTTGGCCCCCACCAAACTACTGTATTTGCAGCAGTTAAAGTAATACCGTGGGCCGCAGCTTGCGGTTGTATGACAAGGACTTGTGGGGAGTCGGTTTCTTGAAATCTTTTAAATATATCAGTGCGTTTATTAACTGATACATCACCTCTAATTATTTCTGTAGGTATACCGTCCTGTACTAGTTTGCTAGTAAGAACGTCAATAACGTGTTTAAAAGGAACAAATACTAGTACTTTCTTACTAGATTCATCGATTACTTCCCTAAGTACTTTATATCTGTGTTTGATATCAAACTCTAACGCTTCTCCGTCATCGGTATATATAGCACCAGAAGCTATTTGCAGCAGTTTGTTCATCTCTACAGCAGCGTTTACAGCCGTTATCTGTTCTCCCCCTGCCTGTACCACTAGTTTATTTCTAAGTTCGTTGTAATATTTCTTCTGTTGCCGTGTCATCTCTACCGTTCGTTTGGTATAGATCATGTCAGGTAGATCAAGACACTCTTCTTTTGTAAACCGTATAGCTGGCTGTAGAGCTTTAAATACAGTATCAGTAGCATCTGGTCTTGCTAACCATTTGAAGTTGGTTATCTTGTACATAACCATGTCTCTAAATGCACTAAAGAAACGTGGTACAGAATTAGGGTTAACTAATTTAGCCAAACCAAAAGCATCTAATGGTGACTGAGCAGCGGGGGTTCCTGTCATCATCCACAACCATGTGTCAGGCGTGACTAGTTTATTAAGAACTTTCCACCGTCTAGTCTGTACGTTTTTATAGTGGGTAGCTTCATCTGCGATTATTAAATCAAACCCACCGTTTGCTATTGCATCGGCTACTATCTCCACACCGTCATAATTAATTACTATAAACTCTGCACCACCTTCTATTATTTGTTTGCGTTTGTCAGAAGAACCGTAAGCGATATCCACAGAACGGTGCATTGCAAAGGTAAACAAATCTTTTCGCCACGCTGAATCCATAATAGATAGAGGGCATATGACTAAGACACGGTTAATACGGCCTTGGTTCATAAGATAGTCTGCGGCCCATATCGCACTAGCGGTCTTGCCTGTACCCTGTTCGTTAAAGCAGAACGCACGTTTATTCATGGTAAGAAAAGAGGATGTGGTTTTCTGGTGATCGAAAGGTTTATGTTTACCTGTCCACCTATACTGCCCCTCGATGGGGGATGGGACTTTTATGTTAAGGTTTTTTAATACGTGCGACTCGTCAACTCCCCAGTTCACCAGTACTTTGTTTCCTGATAATCTCTTACTCTTAGGTATGATATCCGTTACTTTTTCTGGGTCACGTAGGTTTAATAGTATTGCCCTGTTATCTATCACCCGCATTTACTTCTCCATGCACAAACTTACATCGTAAAGTGGTGTCCACAATACGAACTAGATGCCGTCTCTAGTACCCACGGACGGCGCGTGGTGGGTTTGCCCACTAGGGGATGGGGCTTAGTACTAAGCTCTTCTCGTAGTACGTTTCTTTGGCTTCTTGCCGTTACGACTACGATTCTTACTTTTACTTTCTATCTTGTACCCATCGGCGTTTGTACCGCCTTTGCTCAACATCTTCTTATGGCTAACATCTTTCCCCTCTCGCTTGTCAGCCTTACCGTTATTATTCCTGTCGCCACCTGATTTTCTCGCTTCCTTATCTAGCTTTCTTCTAGCACGTTGACGCTCCATGCGGTCTTCGTGTTCCCCACGTTTTAATTGGAGTTGGTACTCTCTTTTGTAGGGTCTGCGCTTGCCTTTACCTGTTCGCTTATACACTTGTTAGTTCCTCCCGTTGTGTGGACATTCCACCACTACGCAATGGTTGCGGCATAACCCACTCGGTTTAGGGTTCCATACGTCATTATCGTATGCCAACTGCATAGTTGTAAAATCAGAAAGCCATTTTTCCCACATATCTTCAGCACTTTCTGAACTATATGTATCCTTTATAAATGCTTCTGCTAGTACAAATAATAACCCTGCCCTAACTTCTTTCACAAAAGGAAAGTGTTTAAAGGTAGCCAAAGCCATCAACTCTAGCTGTCCTTTGTCTGCATATCTAGCAGACTTGCCTGTTTTGTAATCAACAACCCAAGCTAATTCTTCTTCAACATCTATTATCAAGAGGTCTACTATTCCGCGCCACCATACGCCTTCAGCCTTAAACCCACAAGGGTCTAGCTTTTCAGTAAGCCCCATCCTGTATTCGCAAAGCTTATCTCCTTTCTTTGCGTTTAAAACATCTAACGCAGCTTTAGCAAATAGGAACTTTCTAGGTAAGTCCTTATCGTCACGTACGTATTCTTCTGCTGCTCGATGAAATTCGTTGCCATAATTCATCGCAAAACTAATAGGCTCTTTGTAATCTTTAACAACTTTCAAATGGTAGAACTGTTTAGGACACTGTTCAAAAGACTTTATCCTACTGTACGACCAAGGTGCTGCGCTCATATATGTATCTTATTCATTATGATTACGTAGTCCTGCGGCGGTATCTGTAGTTGGGTACACACCTGAAGTTGTTTAGCAGTCATCTTATCAACCGCAGTCTGCACCTGCTTCTTTCTCTTTTTAAGGTAGAACTCGTTACTCACTATGTCCCCTATCGTTAAACTCTTTTAACTTCTCTTTGTTAGGAATCCAAAATATATCTTTCCCTAACGTAATATCGTGGATAGTTTTCACTATAGCAAGATCAATATTAGGAAAGTTCTTTACGTGCGTTTCTTTAGCTTCGTAAGCGTCTTGCACCGAATCGTAGTGTCCGTCTATAAAAGGTGTTCCCAAAAACAATATGTTGTATTTACTATTCATCGTTTTCCCCCCTTAAAGGCACTACATTACTCCTGCTGTAGAACTCCATTGCTCGTTCTGCAAATACTGACTCATCTATGCTATCCGATAAGGCTGCATTTATTCTATTTACGGCAGCTATGTGCTGTTTTCGGTTCGCCCAAAATAGTCTGTCGGGTATAACAAAATCGTCATCCACCTCCAGAACGGCAATATGTATACTACGAAACATTTGTCTATGCCTATCCCTAGCTTCACACGCGGTTTGTTTATCATGGTATTTACCATCTATAAAACTGCTACCATCTCCATTTATAAAACCGTCCATTACAACTATAAAACTCATTCACATTCTCCATAAGACCTTCCCACAAAAGCCTCGCAGTCCAAAGGTAACCCTTCGGCCCAATCTGGAACCCAACGCATATACATCTCTATATCTTGCTTCGCTTGTTCTGCATCGTCCTCCTTGACACAGCATACAATCGAGTCATGTACAGTCAGTGCTACACGATAATGCTTTGCTATCTTTAGCATCTGTTCTGCAATTATGCAGCGGGCTAACGCTTGGCACGCGTTCTCCACAAACTTACCGCCATATATCTTGGCGCGTCCATTCCTTCTTTTATATGTGTATTCCACACCTCTGGAGTCATTGACCCCCTTTAAATCGTCGTATCGCATAAGTAATCCAGACGGAAGGCGCACTGCTGATAAGTTACCAACAGGCTCCAGTACTTGCGGTACACCGATTGACTTCTCTTGGCCTTTAGCTAACTCCTTAATCATAAGCTGTGCCTCTTGCCATAGACCACTTATCTCTGCATTAGCTTCTCGGTAAACTTGTATAACCCGCCGTGATTCCGCAATGTCTATTTCAAATCCGAAAGTAGCCATCTGTGCTTGAAGCTTAACCGCGCCCATACCGTAGCCACTACCTAATATTGTGGTCTTACCAACAAAGCGTTCGTCTTTCGTAACTTCTGATTCGTCTTTATCGTATATACGAGAAGCCATCTTCACATAGACATCCTCTCCGTCACGAAACGAAGCTACTAAATCATCTTGCCCTGCTAACCACGCAAGCACTCTTGCCTCTATTTGAGCAGAGTCACAGTCAATCAAAACACAGCCGTCGGGGGCTAGTATGCTTTTCTTTAAGACCTTACCGTCAAGTCCACGGCTCGGTAAGTTCTGTAGGTTGATTTTGTCATCACCACCCCATCGACCTGTATGCGCGGCATAGTATCGCACTGGTGCAGGCAATAAACCGCGTCTGGATATGTCGATAAATCTTTGAGTTCGGGTTTCCTCTATGGTGCTTTTGTTACCAAGCCGCGCTGCTACTAAAGCTTGTACATCAATGGAGGAGTGTTCCTGTAACGCTTTGAACCCTTCGTCCGTCTTAGCAAATGCGTAGGCTTCTTTACCTGTAGTGGGGCTTATCTTGGTAGGAGGGACTACACCGTGTTTCTTCAGTAGTTCGGCAAACTTATCGTTACTCATCAACGATTCTTTACTAGTCCCTGCTTCTATGAGTAGCGTGTCCTTTCTATCTCGTATGTCCATAAGGTGTTGCTCTAGCAAACCCATATCTAAATCTAGTACAGGTTCGATAAACATACGTAGTGTGGTATCAATCACCTTAAGTTCTTGTCTAGGATAGCCAGCCGCCATGATGGAGAACAGCTTGTAAGTCAGTTCAACATCGTTAATACAGTAGTCGCCGTACTTATCGAGGCTATCCTCACTAAACTCTTCTCGACGCTTACCCATCGCATCGACCACTTCCGTACCCTTTTCACCGATATTATAACGCTGCGCTAATGCAGCTAGACTACCGCCAACCTCTACACCATGCAGACTTCTAGCCATACATAATGTATCGGCCCAAACCTTCGGGTGTATATCGAATAGCCAAGATAGTATCGCACCATCGAACATGGTGTTATGTGCAAGCACCATGCTGTTAGCCCAATCAAATTCGTGTAGGTATTCTTTAGTCTGCTCGAATGTACCGCTCGCCCACTCCGCGTACCCATCGTTTACTTTTATACCCACGCCTACTACTTCAAAGCGAGGG